GTCGGCACGCACGCCGACGACCATCCGATCCCAATCCTCATCCATCCGGAAATGCCCTCTTCAGCGCGGCGATCATCGCCGCATCGGGGGGCCCCGCCCCGTCAGCCCGGCCCGACCCGTCAGCCCCGCCCAGCACCCGCACCAGCGTGGCGAGCTCGGCCGGCGTCGCGCCCCAGAACGCGTTCGGAGACCAGCCGAACAGCACGCCCGACAGCCCCGCCAGCCGCACCGCCGCCTCGGCAAAGCTGCCCCCCGGCCGGGGCGCGGCCGTGGCGGATCTCATCGCCCCGCCAGTATCTGCCCGATCAACACCTTCAGCGGCGCCATCGCCGCGGTCAGCCCCTGCGCCGCCACCGCCTCGCCCAGCATGTCGCGCGTCAGCGCCGCCGGCCGATCGCGAAGGCAATGCCAGAACAGCCCGACGATCTCGCCCAGCGCGAGCCGCCCCTCGGCGGCCCGCTCGATCAGCGCGAACAGCGGCCCCAGCTCCGCCTCCGCCGCGACCAGCGCGGCAAAGCTCGGCCGAAGCACCAGCGCCTCGCCCGCCACGCGCAGGCTTGCCTCGCCGCGCTGCGCGTTCGCCCCGCTCATGCCGCCACCACCGGGCCGGAGCTTTCGAGGTTCACCGTGTAGCTGCGCTCACCGTTGAAATCGCCGGCATAGTCCAGCCGAGTCACCAGGAACCGGCCGGTCAGCGTCTCGCCGCTTTCGAAACTCAGCCGATAATCGTCGATCGTACCCGCCAGCGCATTGGTCTTCACCCGTGTTTCCGCCGCCGATCCGGTGAACACCCCCGCCGCCGACACGCTGACGCTGCGCACGCCCGCGCCCGACAACAGGTCGCGCCACCCGCCCGACCCCTTGTTGGTCACCACCACCGCCTCGCCGTTGATGCTCAGCTGCGTGGTGCGCATCCCGGCCACCGTCGCAAATGCCGGCGTCGCCGCGCCATCGCCCACCTTCAGCAGGAAGGCCGAACCTTTCTCCACCGCCATCTTATATCTCCCGATAGATCTTGACCGCGAACTCGCCCGTCGCGGCCCAGCGGTCGCCCCCGCCACTTTTCACGATGCGCGACCGCACCAGCCGCAGCGCCACCACGCGCCACCCGCCATCGATCGCCCCCGACAGCGCCGCGACCGCCGCCTCCGCCTGCGCCGCCAGCGTGCGCAGCCGCACCGGCCGCTCGCCCGCATCGTGCAGCATGATCCGCACCCGCCCCTCGCGGCCGTCGATCCCCGCCCCGCCCCAGCGCGCCAGCACGGCGTCCTCGACCACCGCATGGGGCAGCGCCGCGCGCACCGGCGGCGCATCGAACGTCGTCACGACAGTGCCCACCGCGGCGACCAGCGCCGCCTGCAACGCCGTCGCCGGATCGCTCCCGCCGCCACTCATGGATGCGCCTCCGCCATCAGCCGCATTCGCCGATACGGCCGCCACAGCGCCGCCACCGCTGCCGGCGGCGCGCGCCCGGCGTCGCGATCGTTGAACAGATGCGCGATCAGCATCGCGACGCCTTGCGCGATGGGTGGCGGCAGCGCGTCCCAGTCCACTGCCAGCCCCGCGGTATAGCTCACCGCCACGCGCCCCGCCGCGCCCGGCGCGATCACCCGCACCCAGCCACGCGCCGCGCCATCCACGTCCACCGCATAGGCGTCCGGCGGCAGCACGAACGGCGCCCCCTCCGCCGGCAGTCCCATGACGCCGCCGATCGCGCGGACCGGCGCCGCCGCCAGCAATTGCCACCCGCCCCCGCGCGCCGCCGGCAGCACATCCTCCACCGTTCGCGTCACCAGCAACGTGCCGGTGAACGCCTCCGCCAGCGTGATCGCGGTGGCGGCCAGCCGCTCCAGCAGCGCCTGTTCCGCCTCTCCCTCCAGCCGCAGAAAGCCGCGCGCCTCCTCCACCGCCGCGGCGATCGCGGCGGGCGACACCCCCGAAACCGTCATCATCCTCTCCCCCTCTGCAACGACACGCCCCTCCCGCGCGAACGGGAGGGGCGGGAAAGGATCACGACGCGGCGAACTTCATCACCTTGATCGCCTCGCTGTTCGACACGCAGCCACCGACGCGCTTGGTGGCGTAGAAGCTGACGAACGGCTTCTTGGTGTAGGGATCACGCAGGATCGCGGTCTCGCTGCGCTCGGCGATCAGATAGCCCGCCTTGAAGTTGCCGAACGCGATCGACAGCGTGTTCGCCGCCATGTCGGGCATGTCCTCCGCCTCGACCACCGGATAGCCGAGCAGCGTCGCCGGCTGCCCCGCCGCCAGGCTCGGCTGCCACACGAACGCGCCATCGCTGGTCTTGAACTTGCGGATGCGCGCCAGCGTCGCCGCGTTCATCACGAACACCGCCCCCTGCCGGTACGGCGCGCGCAGCGACTGGACCAGGTCGATCAGCCGCTCCTGCGGATTGCTGCCGAAATCGCCCGCTGCGCCCGACAGGATATGCTGCAGCGTGCCGAACGGCCGCGTCGCATCGCCGGTCGCCGCCGTCGCCTGCTGCAGGAACCCCCTGGGCCGGTTGATGCCGTTGCCATTGACGAACGCCGCGCCTTCCGCCTTGGCGAATTCCGCCGCGATCTCGCCGGCCAGCCATTCCTCGACGTCGAAATGCGCGTCGTCCAGCATCGCCTGAGTCGCCGACGGATTGGCGAACAGCTCGCCCATCGGCGGCGCGATCTCCACCATCGTCGGCGTTGCCGTCTCACCCCGCTCGCCCGTCTCGGCCGCCCAGCCCGACGGCGTGCCGCCCGTCGTCACCAGCTTGCGATAGCCGGCGCTGCCGACCGACACGACATTGGCGATGCTGCGGATCGGCGACGCGGCTTTCAGCGTCGCATCGATCACCGCGTCTAGTTCCCTGGGCACGGCATAGCCGCCGCTGTCGCCGGTCACCCCCGAAAACGCCTTCATCTCCAGCACCGCGCCGCTGCGCACGAACGCGCCGAACGCGGCGTCGCGGCCAGTACCCAGAATTGCCGACGCGCCATCCAGCACCGGCCGTGCCACCATCATCTCACCCATGTTCTTCTCCCACGCGAAAACCCTCCCCGGCCGCGCTTGGCCGGGAAGCTGCACCCACCACGGGCGCGCACCTTCAGATCTCGATGATCGTCTCCACCCGCGCCGCCGCCTGCATCGGCACGGCGACCAGGCTCACTTCGGCAAGGCGTGCGCGCAGCACCTCGCGCCACGCCCCCTGCCGCGCCGCCAGCGCGCGATACCCGACCGACAGCCCGCGCAGCGCCCCGCTGCCCACCATCCGCGCCACGTCAGGATCAACAACGCACGCCTCGATCCACAGCCCGCGCGCATCCTCCCCGATCGCCCAGATCTCCCCCACCGGCTTGCCCTGATGTTGCATCAGCAGCGGCACCGGCACCGCATCGGCAAAGACGCCGCTGCGAAACACGTCGCCCGCCCCGTCGACCCGGTCGAACAAGGCGGCATAGCCCTGGATGCGCAGGCTCATCGCACCCACTCCCCGAACCCCAGCTTCACCGCCAGCAATGCCAGCAGCAGCGCCGCCGCCCAGCCGGCGAACGCCTTCCACGCGCTCCGCTTGGCATCGCGCCACGCGGTCAGCAGCTCGCGCAGTTCGGCGAGATCACGTGACGCCGCATCGTCGGCCAGCCCCAGCCGGGTCATCGCCCGCGTCGCGCCCAGCTCGCCCGCCTCCTCGGCAATCGCGCGCAACGTCGCCATGTCCGTGCCCCCGGCGCTCCCCTGCGCCAGCAGCTGCGCCAGAACAGAACCAGTCCCAGGAGACCCTGTCATTGCGCCCACCCCACCATCTGCCGCTTTTCGTCGGCGGAAATGAAATCGGCCGCGGACACCATCGCCCACAGCCGCTCGCGATCCTCCACCAATGCCGGCACGCGATCGGGATCGATCTCGATCCGCGCCTCGGCGAACCAGTCGCGCAGGCCAGCCGCCAGCGCCCCGAACACCGCATCCGCCAGCGGCAGCACGGTCAGCCGCCACAATGCGCGATTGGCCTCGCGATAATTGGCGTAGGTCGCATCCCCGGGCAGCCCCAGCAGCATCGGCGGCACGCCAAAGGCCAGCGCGATCTCCCGCGCCGCCGCCGATTTCAGCCCGACGAAATCCATGTCGGCCGGCGACAGGCTCAGCGCCTGCCACTTGAGCCCCCCTTCCAGCAGCATCGGCCGCCCGGCATTGCCCGCACCGGCAAAGCCCGCCTCCATTTCCTCGCGCAGCCGCTGGAACTGGTCGGCCGACAGCGCCGATCCATCGCCGGGATCATAGACCAGCGCCCCCGACGGCCGCGCCGCATTGTCGAGCAGCGCCTTGTTCCAGC